TAACGTTTAATGTGCATAATGCCATCTTTGTACCCTTGGGATTTTGTTCCACGCACACGCCGCGTTAAATCGTCTACACCCTCTCCAGCTAAAATGCCTTCACGCATTTGGTCTTGAAACCTTTGTACTAAATCACCAGCCTGTCTTGCCCACCAGCTTTTTTGTGGCGCACCCATAATAAGCGTATTATTAACTAAATTTGCTAGTGTTGTAGTTGGTGGCAAGGTTTGCATAATAGCAACACCAACTTTGGGGTTGTTGGCTACACCTTGCCCTATAGCATTTGCTGTCGCTGTCTTTTCCATGCCAGCTACACTTGTTAATGTTTCTGTATGGCTTTTTGCAATCAAAGCGTAATTGGCTTTTACTGTTTTTTGTATATTTGCTAACAACAACTGTAATCGCCGTGTTCTTGTTTTACCTCCTACAACTGTTGGGTCTAACTTATTTAAATCATCAATTAACTTAGCTTCAAGCTTTCTAAGCATTCCAAAAACTAAACGCGCTTCATCAACCTTTAATCTTTCTAAATTTACTGCATGTCCAATTATACCACTTGCAACACCATCATTTGCACCTGTCATAGCACCTATTGGATTGGGTTTATTTAGCGCCATATTACGCTTCTTCTTCTGTTTCGTTTTCTTCTAAATCTATTGCCTTCCCCACCATAGGCGCACCACTGTTTTCTAACATATCCTTAACCTCATCTATGCTGAAATCTGGGCGTAATATTTCGCCACGCTGTAAGTTGTAAATTAAATCATCAGTAGGTATGGCACCGCTTTGCCACGCCGATACGATTTCGCGCATTTCTTGTGGTTCCATTCGTGCATCTAAAAAGTCAGTATTTAACGCAACTTCAACTACATTTGGGTCTGCACCTTCCCATTCAACCAACCACATTAAACATTGCATTAAACCAACGCTACAGGTGTTAGCTAAATTAGCTAGTACACTGCTTTCGCCACTACTTCTTAACCTTATGGCATCTGCCGCTTCTACTGCGCGTTTTTGATCTTCTAAAAGCCTTGCGCCTAGTTGTGCCATCATAGCTTGTTTTCTTGACAAACTATTTTCTAAAAATGTTAAACCAGCCCCTTTATATTCAAGCATGCCAACTGTGCTTTGTTCGGGTAAAAACCATATTGCGGCGCTTCCAATTGGGAAATCACCCATTTGATCATTACGCATACCAGTAATGTATGGCGTTGGCTGGCTAGTTAAATAGTTGCCCTGTTCTAAATCAGCACTGGTTCTGTAATGGCTTATATTTACATTAACTAAATCTATTAGTGGCGATTTAGAAATATCAGAGGATAGATTGTTTGGGGAAAAGAATTGAAAAGGTATAAATTCTAGTCGTTCCCCTCTATTTGTGGGTGTGTATTCTTCTTCAACAATAAAATCGTCTAAATCTCTACCCTCAACATATACTGTTACCCTGTAAAAGTTTTCTTCATCAAGTTCTAAAACTCTATACCTTGTAAATGTTTCACTGCCAAAACCATCATCATTTGGCTTTAAACCAGTTTCATGCAAAATAATTTGATCTGTAAATTCTTCGCCACCAATATTTCGCGTGCGCCAATTTAAAATACTTTCAGCTTTATATGACCTAAAATAAGCGCGGCCATTGTCATCACTTGGTTTATCAACTAATACACCAAACCTACCCATTGTAAGTGTTTCTTCTATAGCTTCTTGTGCAAAATTCATAAATGGTATGCCAGTTAATGTTACATTATCTAGCAGATTACGTAATTTATTTGGAACTTGTACTATAGGGCGTTTACGAAAAATAGCACCTACTAAACCAGCTTGTGTACGCCCTGTAGCGCCGTAAAACATAGCCCTTGTTATGTAATTATCATATTGGTCTTGCATCATGTTTTCTGGTTTTGGTAAATGTCTTACACCAGAATCTTTAACCGCATCTTCGCCAGCTATACAATCACGTATGCGTTCCCACTGTTCCGCGTACTTGTCATAATCTGGGTGTCTATCCTGTAATCCCATTTTTACCTCTTAATAATAACCACGTAATCTACCTACACCAACAACATCACTATTAAGCGGAAACTCACTATGTATTAAATACCCTAATGCATCAGCCATATGGTCTAAACCACTACTTTTATCAGGCATATTTGTGCCATCTTTAAATGTTAGTCCTTCTAAGGATTTTATTGTTTGAGAACAACGTGGGTGTACATATAAGTTTTTTTCGCCAGTAGCCGTTTGTATTAACGCATTAACTTCATTTATGCGGTCTATAACCAACGGCGCTTGGCGCGGCGCAATGACCGTGTAACCGTAATTTTCCAATATTGTAAAGTCTGTTTGACCAACAGGCGCACTAGTACGGCGCGCACGACCACTTGGGTCTGGATAGATCGTAATTTGCCTATTAGTAAATCTGTTGTTAATAGCTTGCGCCATAATTTCTGTATTAGCATCTGTTAAAACAACCTCATCAAAAACATGCAACTGATTGCCCGCACGTATAGCGACACAAGCGCACATAGGGTTTACATTAAAATCCATACCAATCAATAAATCACCGCCATTATCATTTATATCTGCGGTTACGTTGTAATCTCTTTCAAATTGCTGATAAACCCTACCAGCTAACGTTTCAAAACTTGCTTCAAATTCTTGTCTAAATAAACGCTCGTCCATAGTGCGTTTGTAACGTGCTATTTCTTCCTGTGGCACAATGCCAGCCGCTAGTGTTGTGCTTTTGTGTGTTGACCAATCTTCGTCATCATGCGCATCATTCCACAAATCATAAAACCAATTATAGCCCTTGGGGGTACCCTGTAAAAGAGCCTTACCATTTCTATCTGCCAAAGCTGGGGCTAATACGGCTTCCCATGTTTGTTTGTTTATATCTTGCACCTCATCTAGCACTAAGAAATCTATACCAACACCACGCAAACTATCGGGGTTATCTGCACCTCTTAATGAAATTATACTACCGTTTTTAAGTGTTATTGATAAATCTGTTTCATTTGGTAAACCACCAGCACGGCCGCTGTTCATTACCAAGTCTTTCATTTCTTGCCACATAATCTGTTTAGCCATTCTATATGTTGGCGCAACATACCAACAACGTGTCCGCTTATTATTATTTGCGGCGGCAAAGATTAAAACTTTACTTGTGTATGTTTTGCCACTTCTTCTGCCAGCTACATTTATACGAAACCGTTTTTTTGATTTAGCAACTGCTAATTGTGGTTTAGTTAATTTAATGCTTATTGACCTAAAAGCACCGTCTGGTAAAGTTCCACTAATTTCTGCGTGTAATTCTTCGCTTGCCGATAGCATATTAATCGCCTGTTATTTCTATCGGTGGCAAATCATCATTAGTTATTTGTATTTTTTCAGTCCAGCCAGCACGGCACTTTAACCAAAACATAGTCATAGCTGGGAACCTTCCACTTCGCGCCATATCAAATGCCCTATGAGTAATCTGTGCGTGAGCCTTGCCCTCACCCAGTTTAAGTTCCTCACCAAAATATTTAAATAATGTTCCACGGCTAACTTCAACCAAATTACATATTTGTTCAGCTGTAAGCCCATAACCAGACATTGACTCAACTTTTTCCCGCTGTTCTTTAGTTGGTTTAAAACTTGGCCTACCGCCTTTTGACTTGGTTTTTTTTATTGTTTTAGTTTTTGCACTCATTTTTTTATAGCGTATAAAAACGCACCCATAATTAACATTGCTTTCAAAACCACTTATTCTTTTGTAAACCTTGACAATCAATATTTACGCTTAAATTAAGCTTTATCATTTATTTGTGGCCATTGGCAATGTTTTTTATAGTTTTTATACGCAAACTACTATTTGTTATCCTTAAATGCTTTCATAATTTCTTTAATTGTGCGGTTACAACCAATACAAACTTTTTGTTCATTAAGTTTGCAAACCCCTATACATTTGCTCATTTATTTTACCGCATTATTTAAAGAATTTATTACATCATCAATATTAGGTTCTTGCCCCCATGGATTATAGATACATTTATATTGTTTTGGACACCAACTTTCTATCATCATTTCATATGTTTTATTACCGCCAACATAGATACACGCCATATCACCTGATTTTGATTTAATTCTTTTTTTTAAACGACACGTTGTATATTTTGGTGTTTCAATTTTTCCTTGGTTTTGTAACTGTTTTTTTGTGTATGGTTTTGGTTTGTATGTATAACCATCAGCGAATGCTTTAAATGAAACAATAAAACTTATAATAACTACGCCTATAACACAAAAAATTATTCCCATAGTTTGTAATGTATCGACTAGTTCTTTTTGTTTTTGTCTTGCTTCTACCCTTTGCAACCGCATAGCTTCTTTTGCTTGATTAATCCTTGTTGCACGTTCAGATAATATTTCGTCCCAAGTAGTTGGTCCAAATCTAAGGTTAATTATATTTTTTAATTCTGTTCTTTGTTCTTCTAATAATTTTCTGTTTATAAAATCATTTGCACTATTTTCTACAGAGCCAAACTGTTCAGCAATTGACATGCTTTTACCTTGGCTTTTGTTCATCTGGTCAACACCAGTAAAAAAACCATCAATCTGTTTAGCTATGCCCTTTATATCGTTAACTGTTTCAATATTTTTTTTTATAAAGTCAACGCTGGCCTTAACTAAACTAATGCCTGTTAAAATTTCTGCTATCGGCATTTTATTAACCTTTATTTAATTTTTTTATATTTATCCCTTTACAAGTAGTGCCATTGGCACTATATTAATTACATAACAACAACAAAGGAACCCAAAATGTTATCAGATTACAAATTTCCAAATGCCTTTAAACAGCACACATTAAACCCTTGGGAGGCTGATGTTTTACTTAATGCTACAGGGTTTACCGCTGTTACTTTTAAAGGTTGCGGACAGTATGAAAGACATACATTTGATGAACTAAAACAAGCCGCCATTTTTGCAGACACAAACCCACGTAAAAGGGATTGGATTATTTATGCAGTAAGTGGCACCCACGATGCGCCAATTGGCCATGTAACAAACAGAGTATAAGGAGAACCCAATGAAACTAAATAAACTTTACGATTGCAGAAACTTTGGCCAATTAGATGATGGCTACCCCTTTACAGTTAAAATTGAATGTACAGATTATAAAGGTGCTGAATATAAAGGCTGGTATTACATAGATGATAATTGGGCAGATTATAAAATACACGGCAATACAACGCTTGGTAATTATAGATCAGATATTGGCAGATATTATTTCCACCAATCTAAATTAGAATCTGGAAAACCTTGTTGTAGAAAAGTTTCAGCAAAAATAACTAAATTAATTTTACAGTTAATAAATGACAATATATCATCTGTAGAAGATTTTAGTATAGCTTGGAATAAAATTAAAATAGAACGCGCGCAAAAAGAGGGAGTAAACTAATGAGTGATAATACAAATAAAAGCGAAAGCGGTGGCCAAGATTATATTTACAAACGAAAAGATGGCGGCACTACATTTTGTTATGGCGAAGTAGAAGAAAACTCAAACTTTTCTATTGTTTGTGATGATGAAAACCATGATGGAATAGCAGACGATGTTGATACTGCCATAAGCAATACTTGGTTTAAAGTTTGTAAACACTTGGAAAAAAATTACCGTAAAGATATAGAGCAAATACAATCTTGCTAAATACTTAGCGCCACTTATACAAATAGGTGGCGTTTATTTTTTCTTTATAACTCCTCTATCCTCTCTTGCACCAATTTCAAAGTTCTTTATTTTTAAATGCTTTGTTAAATGTATAAAAGCTTTTGCCATCGTTTCTTTTGTGCAATCAGTTAATATATCTAACACAAATAACTTTTTCTTTGGCATATGGTGTACAACTAAATGCCCACTACCAG